TTGGATTCACAGACAGGTCAAGAGAGTATTATGGATGAAGAAGCGTTCACTGTATTACTGGAAGAGAACCCCGGTGCTTTTGAGCGTGGATTCATGGAGTTTGAGGAAATACCACAGCCTAGGGTCGCTGTATCAGCGTCCCTTGGAGAGGTGGTGCTATATGAAAAAGTACTCAACATAGACATGTATCCTATCGTTCCAGTCCCCAATATCTGGACTGAGACACCCTATCCCAAATCAGATGTTTCTCGTGCGAGACCCATGCAGAGGCTTTTAAACAAGCTCTGGTCTCTGGCACTGTCACATGCACAGGCGTCCGCCGGATTGAAGCTTATTGTACCTATGGGATCAGTTCCTAACATAGAAGACCTTGAGCGGGACTGGTCAAACCCCAATGCTGTCATTGAAGTGGATACCACACAGGGAGAGCCACACTATCCGGCACCACAACCTCTTGCGGGAGAGTTCTACCGGCTGATCCAGCAATGTGAGTTCTATATAGATTTTTCATTTGGCGTTCCGGAGATGATGCATGGGATACCGGATAAGGCACCGGAAACAGTACGTGGCACAGAGCGCATGATCGCTCTGGGCTCAGAAAGACCAAAATCAAAGCTCAGGGACATAGAATTTAGTATTAACAGGTTGGGACGGGTACTGTATGGTCTTGCTAAAGGTCACTATACCTATAAAAAGGTTTTTACCCTTGCCCAGCCAAACAACGATGAACCGGGTATCTCTGTCAACCTGTATGATGATGTGGGCAATGCGGTCAATGATATCTACAAAGACAGGTTGAATATAGGTCAGCATGATGTACGCATACAGCCCGGCTCTACACTTCCCGAAAGTAAGTGGGCTATCTACGATGTATATCTACAGGCGTTTCAACTTGGTCTCGTTGACAGGATGGAAGTACTAGCCAAGAACCCAGAAATATTTGACAAGGCTGGAATTATGCAAAGATTAAATGATTATGATCGCTACGAGGCGCAGATACAGGGTCTACAAGGTCAGGTTCAAGAACTTGAAGGAGACCTACAGACCGCTAGACGTGAGTCTGTACATGACCGTATGCGTGTCGAAGTATCAAAACTTAAGAGTAAGCTGTCTGACATTTCTTCCAGAGGTGAAGCAGACAGGAAAGTAAAATCTGCCAAAATGGATACCGCTGTCAAGCTCGGTGAGCGTGACATTAAAGATGCGGTAAAAAGTATTGGCGGAGATTAACAACAGGCAAGAAAGGGAGCCCTCAAAATGGGCGCCGAGCCGGTCACTAGAGGTGACGTTTTGGTGTGGGAAATCCGCAAGGGGTTCCGCCCAAAATCCAAAAACATCTAGGAGGTGAATTATGGCAGAGGCAACTACACAAGAAGCAACTGAGTATTCGGGAATCACAGACGTGAATGCCGGGCAGGTTGCCGACACAGGTTCTGATTATCAGTACGCTGGTGATGAGACAGGAGAAACTGACTTTTCAAGTTCAGACTATGACACAGAGGCCAGAAAGTTCCAGTCCATGTACGACCGTGAGGTCGCTAAAAACAAGGAAATGGGAAAATATGAGCCACTCATAGAACTGTTGGAGAGCAGACCTGATCTGGTGCAAACGCTCCAGACAGCGATTGTCGGTGGACAGCCAGCAACGGCACAGCAGAAAAAGATATCTGAAGACGAGTTTAGCCCTTGGAAGGCCTTTTTCGACCCCCGTTCCGAGTCTTATCAGCATGTCCAGAAGGAGATGCAGAAAGCGGTGAATCGTGGGGTTCAACAGCAGATGGGTGCTGTTAAAGAACAAGTGTTTATGAATGACCTTAAAAGGGATTTGAAAGAGAACTATAATTTCAACGACAATATGGTTGATGATTTTGTACAGTTTTATTCTACTCCTAAAGAGGATTTACCATTCGAGGCGCTTGTTGATGTGTATTTAAAGACAAATGGAAGTGAGGAGAGGTCGAAGCCTTCTTCGTCTTTAGATATTGTTCGAGCAAACAAGCAATCTCCAAGAAGCGCTGGTATTGTTCAGGGTCAAGCCCCAAGACCGAAGTCCGAAAAGGATCAGGTATGGGACGGGATCATGAACGCATCAAACGCACGGAGATTGCCTTAATGTAATACGGAGATAAATAATGGCAATAAACGTAGGCCAACTAAGGTCTTTTGATCCGGGTAAAGCTTCAACGTCAGCCGCTGGTTCAGGTAGTCTTGCAAGTGTAGGAACTGCCCCAGATACCAGACGACTATACGATTTTAGCGACCGGGTAGCGGAATTGTCCCCAGAGGAATCTCCATTCTTTGTTTACCTCAGCAAAATGTCCAAGGTACCAACCGATGATTCTGTATTCCGATTTTTGGAAGACAGGTCAAGGATTGATTGGACGAGCCGGAACTTTAACATTCAGACTACTACTGCCACTGATGTGACAGTGGGATCATCACATGATCTTAACGTAGATGACGGTTCAAGCTCACCGATCAAATGGTTGGTCAAGGGCATGGTCTTTGCACTTGAAGCAGATCAAAGCGCACAGTCTCATATCATTTTTAGAGTTGAGACTGTTTCGCATGGTAGTACGAATACTAGCATTTCTGCCAAGTGTGTCGCTCTTTCTAACTCTGCTAATGACTCATCAAACTATAACGATGTGGCTGATAATGACGAATGTCAAGTTATCGGTACGTCGTTTCAAGAGGGCTCCGGTTCTCCTGATGTTTGGTCAAGTGAAGTAGAAGACGATTTTGGGTACACCCAAATCTTTAAGACTGCCGCTGAGTTAACCAATACAGCTAGAGCCACGAATTATCGTGGTTATGCTGATGAATGGCAACGAGTCTGGGCAATGAAACTCAGAGAACATAAGGTGGATATTGAGAGAGCTATGCTCTTCTCACACCGTGCTCGTGTCGATGGTTATCAGTATACTGAAGGAGTCGTGGGTCACATTCTAAAGAATGCCACAGCGGCTAGTTCCGCCTCATATACTTCAGGTGCTCCTTACCATCTGACAATGGCTAGCACATCTTTTACCTACGATCAGTTACTTGGTGACTTGCAGGTTATTTTTGACCCCGCTCGTGGCGGACAGTCAGATAAACTTGCTCTTGCTAGCTTGCCGGTTGTGACTTATATGAACAAAATGGCCAATGGAGCGGGTTTTGTTGACCTGTCTATTGGTGGTGATTCCATGCGATACAGTATGGATGTTATTCAACGTGAGGGGTCTTTCGGGCATAGTATTATGCAGATTGATACCATTCATGGTTCATTGTCACTGGTGAAAGAACCTTTGTTCAGAGGTATTGCAAGTGGTTTTCTGCTCATGGTTGATATGAGTCAGTGCGCCTACCGACCCTTGGTTGGTAATGGCGTTAATCGTGACACTCATGTTATTACGAACGTACAACAAGCAGATGAAGACCTGAGAAAGGATATGATCATGACCGAAGCCGGTTTAGAGGTCACTATTCCTGAAACTCATGCTCTTTATGCTTTTACCGATCTTTAATAGGAGATTGTTATGAGAGCTGATGTATTAAACCAAAATAGTTCTTCCTATGATGGAAAAACTAGAGCTGAAACTATTTTCGAATGGGATTACATAAGCTGTGCGCCACCTATTGTATCCTCTCTTGGGGAATCAGCAGATGGTGTTATGGCCGATGGGAATCAATTTGGTATGCTTTGGCCGGGGCCAGATGGTGAATTGTATTCAAGTACGGGGTGCTCTGTAGGTGCCTTTACAGCGGCGGGTTCAACTCCGCACGTGATTGGAACCGTACCTGCAACAGATACAAACGCTACAGTGGCAGGCTTAAACATGCAGATGGATAATACGACGGCAGGTAATGTCGGAGTGGAAATCGTCTTTGGCGGGAGTCCGTTTGGTGGGAAAGGCAACAAGATCGTTGCCGGAACACATCGGTCTGTTGTTGATGTGACGTGGAACAGTGAAGACTGGACTGATTTCGATGCTTGTATAGTTGGAATCAGGAAAGTTCAAGGGTTCGAAACAGGACATGGTGGGATTTTAGCCGCGGCTAGTGGCGACCCAGCTTATACTGATTTTGTAGCTTTTGGCGTTCAGTCACCTGACGATGTTCAAATTGCATCCGCTTTAAATGATGGTTCTCGTACGTATACAGATACTACGGATGCCACAGCGGCAAATCATAATCACAGATTCCAGATTACCCTAGATACAGACCGGACAGTGACATATAAGCATATTGGTGCGGCAGTTATGAAAAAAGGAGCATTAGCGGCTCCTACCACAACTGCTTCATACACTTTTGATAGTGGTGATGTGCTTGTGCCTTATATGGTAGTGTTTGGTACTGGTGAAAATAGTGCTATCTACTTGAAAGCCTTGAAGATTACTCGTTCACCGAGTGTCGTTGGGTATAGTGTAGCTTAATGCAAATAATCCGAATCAATAAGGATTAGCAGTTATAAACTGTGAGATGGGGCGATAAAGGTCTTATCTCGAATTAGGTGGCTGGGGGGTCAAACCCCCTTCCACCTCTATGAAAAC